GTTGGACAGAAGCACAAGGGTTTTCTTCTTGTAGTCCTTGTACCAATACTCAGCAACCGTTACGGTATCGTCATCAATCCAATGGTCTTGGTCGTAGTTTGCGCCCTCAAAGTCCGACATCTCATCTTTGGGGAACTTCTGCTCAAAGTCATCCTTCGGGATGTAGGTCACCACGAAAGCATAGTTGGCATCGCGCCGGTCAAACTCTTGGGCAGCAGGGTCGAAGTAAACTCGGAACGGGTTAGTCACCTCAACGATGCGGATGTCCTGGTCGAAGGTGTCATCAGAGCTATATTCGGTGGTCAGTCGCCACACACCAAAGCCACCAGTTACCGCCCACTCAAATGCGGTGTCATAGGCCTTCTCAGCATTGCTGACCGATTCGATGTTTCGAATCAACCCCTGCATAATCTCGGCAAGGTCTTGGTCGTTTTCCTCGGTAGCACGAAGTTTGATAGACGGGCGGTTCTGCCGTTGGTCGCCGGTAACCTGGCGAATGTGCTGCCGAAGTCGGTTGAACTCATAACAGGGTCGCGTCTTGCGTTTGCGCTTTTGGTAGTCATCCCATTGTTCGCCCTGAATGGTTACGAATCGCACATCATCAATGGCACGGTTACGGTTGTCGCTGTTGGCCTCTAGCGCAAGCTCATAGCGTTTACGCATATCCGACAGAAACTTATCGTCTTTCTTAATCATTTGAAAACCTCAAAGTGCATACCGCGAGAAAGGGCATCTTTAGCCGAAAGAATATCATTTTCGTAGCTGACATTACCATACGCATCTTCAACCACCTTCTGTGGCAACCATATGTATGCTTGGCTATCAATGCTCGATATCCTGACCACCACAGGACAGCCATTCAGCCTACCGCGCTTAATGTCGGCAGTCAGACGCAGGGCATCAATGTCGGCTTGGCTTGTCATGCGAACTCGGATTCTATGTTGCTAAAATCATACACGGGGGCAAATGTGTGCATCAGCTTACTACTTACGGCAAAGTATGTATAGGCATCTGAGCCGTGGGAAGCCCAGTTGTGCAGGGGGGTTTGCCTACGCATCTGTGTACGGTTATTCACATCCCACCGCCAATTCTTCAGGGCATTTAGGCCATCCTTGCACCTGGTCGCGTCAAACTCGCATTGGGCAATGAACAGCTTGCCTGCATGGATTCTGTCCTCGATGGGCATATTGGGGGTTTCAGACGGGGTAATGCCGTGATTGCGGAACACATCGTCAGGGCTGAGTCCAGTAGCGAACTCCCTGTGCCTTGAGTCATGGGGGGTGAAGTGACCGCCGTAGATGTAGGACTTTTCCTTGAGCATCTTCACATAGAAGGGTGCGCCTTCATCTGTACCCTCAAAGTAGTCAATCATGCGCCACCGTGAGCCTATACGCTGCCCAAACCAAACGGATGTGCTATCCCGAACCCCGATGTCAAATGCCGTGAAAACGGGCTGTGTGCTGTCGTAATCGAATGTACCGATGCGAGCTTCCTCGTAGGCCTTTTGGATTTCCTTACCAAAAACAGCACCTTCGGCAAGTGACCTGGGCTTTCCTAGCCAAACATTTTCATAATCATTAGGGAAGTTTTCCTGTGTGTATTTCCTTTCATCCTCTAACACACTAGGGAAAAAGGGGTTATCACAGTAATTCATCTCCACCGAAATGCAGTTGTCGGGCTTGTTAATGACAAACCGTTGGTAGGTCGGGTCATCCTCTAAGTCAGGGTTAAAGCTAATCCATATCTCGCTGTTGGGCTTACGGATGGTGGGCAGCATTATCTTCCAGGACTTCTCTGAGCAGCTCTGAGCTTCCTCAACCCATAGGATGTCATAGCCCTCGTAGCTCTTTAGGTTTGCCACGCTATTGTGGTGGAAGCCCACGAAGCTAAACAGCGTACCGTTTTGGCCTCGGATTTCATTCTCGGTAATGGTGTAGAAATCACGCATACCAAGCAGGTCGATTTGGTCGCACAGAAGGCGGTGTACGGAGTCCTTGATGCTGTTTTGTACCTCACGACCACATAGGATTCGCAGGGTTTCATTGCTACCCTTGACCAGTAAGGCCTTAGATAGGCTGTGAGATTTGCCTGAACCTCGCCCACCAAAAAGGCACTTATACCGCATGGGCTTGAACAGGAACTCTACCTTTTGTGGCAGTTTAAGCGGAATTATTGTCGTTGCCATTCACGAACTCGATTTGCAGCACCTTCTTAACGGTTTCATCCATCTCACCGACCAGGACAGACTGGCTTGGCTTACCATAGGCTCGGTTAAGAATGGATTCTGCGGCTTTTAGCCGTATGTTCTCATCCTCAGACTTACGCATCAGGGTGACCAAACTCTTAAAGGCTTCCTCAGAGTGCAGACGGCAAAGCCCCGTGATGTCCCGAAGCAGTTGCGGTCGGGGTCGGGGTGGGCATTTCGGGTCGTTTACTGGTTCAAAGTCCTGTATTTCCATACATCCCTCTTACGGGTTCACATCGCTGTTTACCTTGATGTTAACGATAAACTTGCGCTGATAGCTTTCGGCATGGTGGGGGTCGCTGTGGGCAGTCGTGTAGGTGGTACACACAAGCTCGGTGTAGGCATTTACGGAATAGGTGTTCATCGCAGGCTCATTCGCCTTAACCAAGCAAGACACCTCACGGCCAATAATACTGGTGTTCACGATGGTCAGGCCATCAGATGCTACCCAGTCTGCGGAATCAGGGGGGTACTTGAGCAGCACGGTAACGGGCAGTTGTTCGCCTACAATCATTTCCATTGCGAATGGTCGGACAGATTGTTCTTCAGTTAGTATAACGGTTTTCATAGGCTAATGGCTGACCATCCTCACATAATAGGTTGTATTCGTTAATCCCTTCGGTTGCCAAGAGTAGCTGTGTCCGTTGACGGTCATCGGCAAACTTGGCTTGTATAACATAGTTTACACTATCTATGTTGCCGTTGGGCATATAAGCAGTACCCGTCACCAGGCATGGGAAGTCTGTTTCGCAGTAGCCGGAGATACTAGCCTCACGGCCATTGACCACATTGTTCTTCAGCACACAGAAGGCCTTTTCACTTCGCCAATCAACCCTTACTGGTGTGTCCTTGAAAACATACACTAGCTTGAAGTTGTCGCCCTTCATTACCTGCTTAACTATTGGTCGGTCACCACCAATCATCTCAGCCCCTTACTCGGCCTGAACCCACGGGAATTGACTGGAATGAACATCAACAATCAGGCTCTTTGCGCTGTCAATCTGCCGTTGAATCTCCTGGTCAACATGGATTTTGTAGTCACCGACCACTTCGGCTTGAATCCACCCAATCACAGTATCATGGTCAAGCTCGGCATACGGCACAAAATTAGCCAAGTCCACATCCTGCGGCTTAAAGGGGGTCGTGCCATCAAATGTACCTGAATTGCCATCCTCATCAGTACCAGTAACAGTCCAGCTCACACCAATAATTACATCATTAGCAAGCTCGGTGCTTACCTTCTTAAGTCCCAATACCTTCCACTCGTAAGTTAGTGCCATGTCTAATCCTATGCTCGTTCTGCGCTTGCGGTAAATACTTTTGTTCCTAGTGTATTACCACCAGTTGCAGCATCAAAGAATGTAATGGTAAACACCCTGGTTGAAACCCCAAGTGTTGTGCGCTGATTCCCTAGTTTTCTAGTAGCATTTAACTGGTATCGAGTCCCTGCGACAAGACCACCAGTAATCGTTCCTAGTCCTGTGGAAGTGTAGCTCATCCAGGTGGAAGGCGGTGATATAGTCCACCATCTAGGGGTAGTAGGCGAAGTGCCACTACTTCCAAATAGGGCTGCGCTTCCATCTGTATAAAACTCAGCATATGCCTCAGCCGTACCGCCAGTTATGATGTCAGTTGCAGAAAATTCAGCGTAGTCAAGGTTTCCTGCCGTTGGATTCCCACGCGACATCAGCATTTGAAGTCCACCACTCATTAGCTAACACCTGAACCCGATGCCATCCAAACGGTTGAAGATACCTTGAACAAGGTACACAGTCCAAACGGTGCTACTGTTCTGCTACCTGTCGAAGTCGTACCTGCTAGGCGAAGTGTGTCGGTGGTAATCGCAATGGTAATGTTGTTAGTTGCATTGTTGTTAAATACGGTAATTACAGTCCCAATAGGGAAAGCCACAGATGCGTTTGCAGGGATTGTATAGGTATATGCAGTTGCATTGTCCTTACCAACAGACTTACCTGCGTCAGTCAAGGCAAAGGTATATGTGGCATTTTGCGTTGCAACAGGAACATCTCGATAGCCAATGACAATTCCGTCAACGGTTGAGCCTGCGCCTATTACTGCCCGACCTGCCACATTTAGGGAAATGCCTGTTTCAGCAGGGTCTAGGTAAAATGCTGTGTTAGAAACATCACGGAAAATTGTGCCGTCTATTGTGCCGTTAACAGACAGAGCGCCTGCGTTGCTTAGGGTCATGCCTGTGGTAAAGGTAACCGCATTGCCTGCTGTTCCTGATGCAGCATATCGCCAAATGTGGTTTCCGTTGGTTTGCTCATAGTTTGAACAACGAGCCGTTCCACGATAGACCCAGTTTTGCGCACCCGTACCATAAGCTGTCTGTCGAGCATTTGCAGCTATTGCAAGGCTATCAAAGCCACTTGTGGTTGATATAGACCACGCATCACCTTGTGCGCTAACACCATTGCCCCAAGCACCAGGGGTAACCCCTAGCCCAAAGTTACCCGTTGTATCAATTCTTGCCTTAACTGTATTGTTAGTAATTATATTAAGGTTATGGTTTGTGAAAGACCCTATATGCGGAACATTACTAAGAATCTGTACGCGCAAAGTACCAGTTCCGTTTGTAAAGTCAGTAAATCCGTTAGCAGGGCCAGTAAACCTAGCAACAGAAGTTCCTGCAGTTGATAAATCTAACTTATAACTAGGGCTAACACCAATTCCAAGATTTCCATTAACAATGGTGCTTGTGCCACTAAATGTCTTAACACCTGCTATGGTTTGGTCGCCTGTGGTATAAACACCATCCGTAACTGTCCCTGCATTGCCTGAAACAGAGCCACTAATCGTACTGGAAAATGTCTTAGTACCACCGATAGTTTGGTCGCCAGTAGTGTAGACACCATTGGTAACAGTACCTGCGTTACCAGTAATCGAGCCACTTATCGTGCTAGAGAATGTCTTTGTTCCTGCTACCGTTTGGTCGCCAGTCAACAACACAGCGTCATTAGCAATCTCAGCCTGAACAAATGCCGTAGTTGCGACCTGAGTAGTATTCGTGCCGACAGATGCAGTAGGCGCAGTTGGTGTGCCAGTCAAGGCCGGAGATGCTAATTTAGCGTATCCCTGACCGACAACAAATGCTGTGGTAGCCAATGCGGTAGTATTAGTATCTACTGCCTGCGTTACACCTACCGTGCCTGTCGGCAGAGATGGTGTTCCAGTAAAGGTAGGCGAAGCCAATGGTGCTTTTGCAGCCAGGTCAGTTACAAGGTTAGTAATCTTACTCTGCGGAAGGTCGGGTACATCCGTAGCAGATGCAGCAGCCAATGCGCCTGAACTGCCTTTCAGCAGGCCTGAGATAGATGTCGATAGGGTTATTGCAGGAGTAGTTGTTGAAGTTGCTACCGACCCTGAAAAGCCGTTTGCCGATACCACAGATACATCAGTTACCGTACCCGAACCGCCACCGCCACCAGTAGCAGCAATAGTGAAGTTTGGATATGTGCCAGTAACGGTCACATTGCTACCGGCAGTCAAAGACACCACCTGGTCGGGGGCAGTATTGGTAATCGTCAATGTACCGCTTGATGTAATCGGGCTTCCCGATACGGAGATTCCCGTTCCGGCAGAAGCAGCAACACTTGTTACCGTTCCCGAACCATTCGTCTGATTTTCCCAAAGACCGCTATTATAGGTAAGCACCTGCCCATTAGACGGGGATGTGATTCTTACATTGTGAAGCTCGTCAAGCTCATAGCCGTTATCAATCTTGACATAAATCTTGCCCTGGTTGTTATGGGCATAGATAACGAAACCGACAATGACGGTATGGGTAGGTGCGCTAGGCTTGATATTAGTAACTCGGCCTGCGGTTGTTCCCGACAGATACAGCACATCGCCGTCATTCCACGATTCGCCCTGAAGTGAGCCTGTGGTGTTTAGGTTAGTAATCGTTCCGCTTGTGCAGACAAAACCTTCCTGATTGTTGGCAATGGTTTCATTGACCATGCCAATCGTGTCGGCAGAGTTAGCGTCATTGTTCGCCTGAGCCAAAACTACCTTGAGCCGTTGACCCTGTGCGCCATCAATCTTCACGACCTGATAGTCAGAGCCAGTAAGGGTAGCACCAGTCTTGTTGATTACCTGGGTAACTTGCTTCTGACCAAGATGAAGAACAACATTACCGCCCTTCAAGCCCATGTCGAATGTGCCGAAAGTGTCATTCCAAATCAATCGACCAACGGCAGATGAACTGGATGGGGTCAGGTCGGCCTGAAAGTACCCTGATGTGAGTCCATACTCGCCAAGATTGACATTGGTTGTTGCGCCCGTATAAGGCACTTTAAGGTTTAGGGCAGATTGCAGGTCGGTCTGATTTGACAGCGTTCCCTGAATGTAGCCCCAGGTTGTCGTGTTGCCCACAAGGTCAACCATCTGCTGAACGGTTGATTGAACGGTATTACCATCCTGGACAACGGGAAGCAGCTCATCGCCTGTCAGGGTTTCAGCAATCGGGAGTCCACTAATCGCTTTTGACATTTAGCCCTCAAATCTCTCAAAAGTAGGCCTGTTCAGGCTATTCCCGAATAATAGCCCCAATACATACCCATTGCAAGTTGTTGATTCGTATTGACTATATTTACACACAATTATGCTTGACTAGGCATATTGACTATGGGACAATATGTAGGCTACATCAACACAACAGGAGAAGGTTATGTATTCGTTTCAAGAACTGAATCAAGATGTGACCTGGGCAAAAGAGCAGGTTGAACTAGCAAAAGACAATGTAATGAACTGGAAGCCCTCATACTCTGAGTATGAAGATGAAGTCTGTGAAATCATTGACCATGAATACCCGTCTGTCTTGGGTTTTAAGGCCTCTGACATCCTGAAACGGATGGATTGGTCGCAGTATGACACCGTGTGTGAACGCATCTTCCAATACCATTATGACCGCCTGACCGAAGAACGATTTAACGAGCTGTTGAGCGAACTGCGTGAAGCAGAGCTTCGGCTTGAACGGGCTGAGAATGAACTTGTGACTGCGATTGACCGCCAAACGGAAACGGTTGACTAATCCTCGTACTCAGACACCTTAATCAATACTAGACCGCCCTCGACAATCTTTGTCTTTCTAAGGGCGGTTATTTTTTGGATTTGATAATCGTCAGCAAAGAGCTGTGCGTGTTGCAGCGCATCCAGTATGGGCTTCAGGATATTGTCTATGTCCCGTTTGCGCTTGTCGGGTGGATAATACTCAATACGGATGGCTAGAAAGCCCTCAAGCCGTTCATCTAGGCACTTGTCCTTGATTATGCGCCTGAACTCGATTGCCCTGTCGGACATGAATCGCCTAGCCCCCTTGTGATTCCAGTAATGGTTAATCGTGGGTGGGGTCAATTCTAGGCTAAAACTGACTGACTTAGCCATCAGGATATTCTGCTGTCAGGATAACCTGGGTCAGCATTTCACTTAGGCCATCAACAAACGATTCATCTCGGCTCAATTCCTCGCGCCCCATAGTGTCCAGGACAGCGTGAACAAGCTCATGCACAAAGGTCTGATAGTAGAAGCTATCTGGGTTGTTCTTCGATGGTTTACGCAGTCTGATAGCCTTGCGCTCGTTGTTCCATTCGCCCCATGCCTCTTTCAACGGGACATTAGCCTGTACCGTGACTGTGTGAGAGCCTAGATTGAACCTGACTGGAATCTTCATTATTTTCTTGTGTATTTAACTACACAATCTCGGCATCGGGTGATGGACTTACCCTTGATTATATCAAACTCAGCCAAAGGCCGTGAGCGATGGCATGAATGGCAATACTTCCCAATAATCTTCTGTGCTGCGCTGTTAATGTCTTTCTGAATCTGCTTAAGTGTCATTCCTTACATATTCCCTTCGTGTTCTGCTTTCATGTATTCCAAGAACTCAATGAACTCGCCCATCAGCTTCATGGTGAATCGGCTAGTCCGGCAACCCAGTAGCACAAAATGGCCTGTCTTGGTCTGAGCAAACCTCGGTGACGCATTGCTCTCTAGGGACTTCTCAAGCAAGAACTGGGCTGTCATGTAGTCCTTCATATCTTCGGGACTGAGCAGAGAATGTTCGCCATTGACCAGGACTTGCAGCTTTTGGCTAAAGTAGTGAATCAGAGTCCACATCTTGTCATTCTGCTCAAGTGACCGCTTGGGGATGTAGTTGGCAACCTTACAATGGATGTCCTGACCGTTGGCAAGCCTGTCCTTAATCTCATCCTTCAGGATGTTAACAAGACGGTCTATGTCCTGTGGGCTGTCAGATGTCCGGCAGATAATCATTAGTTAAGGCTCTCGATGTAGTTGCCTGCCATGTCCTTGTCGATTACGGGGTCAAGGATTTCCTTTGATGCACCTAGCGTCAAAAGGTAGAAGAACTCCGCAGGCAGGGTGATTGCGTTGCAAAGGTGTTGGTAGCGTTTGGCATCCTGTTCGATAGACATTTAGTTAATGCCCCTTGATTCTTTGGCTGAGTACCGCTTCTCAAGCTCTAGGACAAACTCGGCAATAAAGAACACCAAGACATCTATCGGCAGCTTGGACAGGTCATCCAGGTCAATCTCATGCTCACCTTCATATTTGCTCATTTTTCGTTCCTCAGATGTTTGCGTAGTTTGATGAAGTGTTTTTCAATCTCTAGCTTGGCGGTCAAGGGATTCTCTTGCTCTGCCAGTAGGTCGGTTGCAATCTTCTCTAATTGCTTGTACCAGGCTTGTGTTTTTTCAGGGTTCTTCTGCAAGGGATTCTCCATACTTAGAAGCCTTCTCAAGGCTGTCAAATGGGACAACAATGCCCGTGGAAACGACATAGAACTTTTGATTATATTCATATATCTCCACACACCGATGCCGTTTATGGTCATAGAACAGGGCTGCTATAAACCCACAGGTAATTATTTCGCAGGCAGTTGCCTTTGTCATTGGTCACTCAAACAGGTTACATAGACTTCGCGCTCAATATCAGCCCGTGTAAGCTCAGGCACTTGGTAGGCGACCATAGCCAGGCCAATCACATACTCGCGCTGCTCATTTGTCAGATTAACTTTAAGCTCTTTAATCCAATTCAAAATATCAACAAAATGCTGTGATTGTGGGGTTTGTGTATCACGAGCCAATGCGCCTGCCCCTGCAATAGCAGCTAAGGTCTGACAGCCCTCATAATTTGCGAAGGATGCGAATGGGGCTAAACTAAGAATGACGGCAAGTAGTAGCTTATTCATTGACCGTCACCTTGATGTAAGAGCTTCCTTTACCGCGATAGGATTCCAGGTCGGTGTCAGGGGCTACTTCCTTAACAATTCGGCGGTAATCTACCGAACCCTTTTTCTCAATAACAGATACAACGACATCACCAAAATGACCGCCAGTAGGATTGTTGGCGACAAGTTTTTCCTTAACCTGCTCATATTCGGCCTCAAGCTCTGCTATTTGCTTTTGAATTGTAGCAAGCCGTTCTGCTAGTTTCCTATCGTCAGGATTGCCACCAACGATTGCCCTCTGAAACTCAGCCCAAAATGCCTGCAGCTTCGGGTAGTTTTCATCCATCCATGCCTTGTTGTAAGGCACAAAGGTGTGACTAATATCACCGTCAGACTGAACCACCACAAACAATGCCCTGGTCGCGCCAGTCACATACATCTGCACCTGCATCTGTGCGTAGTATTCCGGCATATACAGCTCGTAGTTGTGGGCAGAATAGTCCTGGCTGTAAGGGGCTTTGATTTCCAGTACGGTTGTGCCGTCTTTACTCAGGCCGTCAGGTGTTGCGCCCAAGAAGTCTTTGGTGACAAACACCTGGTCATCGCCCGTTCCGATAAAGGTCATAAACTCGGAAGCGTAGTCGACACCCTTATACTCGCTGTTCCGGCCATGCGCCATAGCCGGATTGTCCTTGTAGACCAATGTTCCGTTATAGGCCTTGACCATATCGTTCAAGACAGACTTCGGGGTCTTATACTTGCCCTGCCCTAAGATTGCGCCGACATTACTGGCGGTCAGGTAGTTTTTCCTGTTGGGGTCTAACGGCATAAATATCCTTATTGAATGAGATTTTCGCGCGACATATTGACAT